TTCTTTTGCTCAAGTCGGGAGTGATACTGACTGGTCTGTAATTTCATCAGGACAAGCACACGCTTTTTCCGTTAGAGCGAACGGATCGCTCTGGAGTTGGGGTTCGGGAGCTAGTGGCCGATTGGGTCTTGGAAATACTACAAGCTATTCCTCTCCAAAGCAGATTGGATCTTTGACGGATTGGAGTACTACCGGAAAAGGCAGTTCTAGCACTAACCATAGTGGAGCCATTAAAACAGGTGGATCGCTTTGGATGTGGGGACCAAATGGCAATGGTGAACTTGGACAGGGGAATCAAACAGTTCGCTCATCTCCAGTTCAAGTAGGCTTGTTAACTAATTGGAGTAAACTTTTTTTGGGATCTAGTTCTACTATTTCAATAAAAACAGACGGAACTCTTTGGAGTTGGGGTAGAAATTCAGAGGGGCAACTTGGCCTAGGAGATTTAACTGCAAGATCGTCTCCGGTGCAGGTTGGAAGTGATACAAATTGGTCAACTGCATCTGTAAATCTACACACTCTCCTTGTTAAAACAAATGGCACCCTTTGGTCTTGTGGATTAAATCGTTATTCTGCTGCTGGCGCTCTTGGGCTTGGAGACTCTGGAGTCGATAGAAGTTCGCCAACACAAGTTGGATCTCTTACAAATTGGAGCAAAGTAGCTACTGGAGACGGCTCATCTCTTGCCGTTAAAACCAATGGCACCCTTTGGGCGTGGGGCAATAACTCCTATGGTCAGCTTGGACTTGGAGATACGGTCGCAAGGTCTTCTCCTGTTCAAGTAGGCTCTTTAACAAACTGGAAGGATGTTTTTTGTGGAGCTACTTTCACCGTTGCAATTAAAACCGACAACACAATTTGGTCTTGGGGTTCCAACGCATACGGTCAATTGGGTAACTCAACTCTTGTAAATAGGTCATCGCCAGTTCAGATTGGGACTCTAACCAACTGGAATAGTGCTGCTTGTGGATATGGTCATTTTCTAGCCAACACCCAGTAGCATAAAAGTCTTTACCTTACGTTGTTAGCTGTCAGAAAGGCTAAGTGAGCAACAACTTGCCTAAGAAACTTCACTTCCTTTCTGGTCTTCCTCGCTCTGGTTCTACGGTGCTAGCTGCGATTCTTAACCAGAATCCGCAGACGCACGTTTCAACCACCTCCGGTCTTGGTGCTGCGCTTGACGCTCTTGCTTCAGCGTGGCACCGAGAGCCGCTTCTTGAGAAGAACGACCTAGATCGCAAGAAGCTGGCAAATGCCATGCGTGGCCTGATTAACGGCTACTATGACGAGGTTACGGACAAGCCTGTTGTCATTGATAAGGCGCGTAACTGGCCCCTTCCTGTTGTGGTTTCTGCAATGAGCCAAGTGCTTGAGCACAAGCCGCGCATTATTGCAACGGTTCGCAGCGTTCCCGACTGCATGGCTTCGTTTGTTCGCGTAGCCAAGCCAACAGACCTTGACGACTTCGTGCATAACTCTGGGCTAGCTGGGCATCTCAAGACCTCCTACCAAGTGTTGCAGGCTGGCTATCAAGTCGATCCAGAGTGCTTCTTATTTGTGGAGTACGAAGACCTTCTTGCCGATCCGCGCACCCAGCTTAAGCGCATCCACGACTTCCTTGGTCTTGATCCGTTTGAATATGACCTAGAGCGCATTGATGGCTCTACCGTAAAGGAAGACGACGAGGGGCTGCATGGCGTAGTTGGCCTACACGACATCAAGCCTAAGCTGGCTCGGCAGCACAATGAGTCAGCCAAGGATGTTCTTGGCTACCACTACGGTCAGTTCTGTCAGCCTGAGTTCTGGCTTTCTAAGCCGCGCACCATTGCCCCAATTGATGACCTAGACCTACAGCTTGCGGCCTCCACAATGGGCAACTTTGACGAGGGCAAGCGTATCGCTGAGAAGCTGAAGGTGGAACGCCCCAACGACCACCGCGCAGCCTACAACCGTGGCTGGTACGAACTACGAGATGGCAACATCCAAGAGGGCTACAAGCTCCTCCACCGTGGGCGCAAGGTAGGCGTCTTTGGCAACAGCCAGCCCAACACTCCACAGCCTGAGTGGGATGGGCGCAGCGGCAAAACCATCCTGCTCCACCTAGAGGGCGGTTTGGGCGATCAACTGCATCAGGTGCGCTACACTTGTGAACTCCGCGCAAAAGGCTTCAGCCCTATTGTTAGCTGCTCTGGGGAGCTTGTTTCGTTTATTGCGTCTACGGATCTAGCCGATGCCGTAGTGCAGCATGGGGCAGAGTACGGGGTCTATCACGACTACTGGATGGCTGGAATGTCGTCCCCGATCTACCTCAACCTCAGGGCAAACACCATTCGCGGAGACTCTTACATCCACCGCGATTTTGCAGTTCACGGCAAGATGCTGCGAGTGGGTCTGCGCTGGTCTGGCAACAAGACCTTTGAAGCCCAGCATCACAAGTTGTTCCCGGCCCACCTATTCTTCGATGCCGTTAGGCGGTATGACGTGGAGTTTATCTCCCTCCAGCGGGACGCCGACCTAGAGCACAAGCCTAGCTGGGTGAAAGACGTGCCACTCCAGACGTGGCATGACACCCACAGGGCCGTAAGTTCCTGCGACCTCGTAATCAGTAGCTGCACGTCCGTAAGTCACCTGTCCGCAGCAATGGGTATCCCCACTTGGGTTGTCATTCCAATTATGGGGTATTATCTGTATGCCGAACCCGGCGATAAGACGCCATATTACGACTCCATGCGGTTGTTTCGCCAACAGAAGTACGGCGACTGGACCCACCCTTTTCAAGAAATCAAGAGCCTAACCTATTCCCATGAACTACTGTCTTATTGAGAACGGCCTTATTGCCGATGGCCCTCGCGCACTACCAAAGGCGTGGCGCAATATCTCTGGCCTCGATTTGCTGGACAATGACAGCTTGCGTGAGCTTGGTTGGCTTCCTGTGCGTATTAGCGAAGGCGATGTGCAGGAGAAGTTTGAGGGTTCCATATTCGCCATCATGCCGCATGAGGTGATTGAGACCAAGCTGTGGCGTTCGTATACGGCTGAAGAGAAGGCTGAGATTGACCGTCAAAAGGCTCAACAGATCCGCCGCGAGCGTAACGCTAAACTGACTGAAAGCGACTGGACGCAGCTTAACGACAGTCCTCTCGACAGCCCCGGCAAGGTGGCGTGGACTACCTATCGGCACGACCTTCGCGACGTTCCCCAGCAGGCAGGGTTCCCGCATAATGTAGTTTGGCCCACAAAGCCTTGATATACTAAGTCATGGCTCAAATTCAAAAAGGCACCACCTACGGGACGACCTCGCCGTCGAACCTAGTTACTTCGACCAATCTCAACAACCACGTTGATGATGCGGTGCTTTTGCCGGGAGCCATTACGGACCAGACGGCCAAGACCGTCCTCGCCTCTGCCGACACCCTCCTAGTCCATAGCTCAGCCGATACGGCTCTGCGCAAAACTACGGCTGCTCAGGTGTTTGCCAGCCCCCTTCCTATTGGCTCGTCTACGGCCAATTCCGGCAAGTTTACGAGCCTTGAGGCTACTGGGCAGTACAAGGGTTCGGTTACGGCTATTTCCCTGCTAGACATCGATTGCTCGGCTGGCAACTACTTCACGAAGACGATTAACGGCAACTCCACCTTCACCTTCAGCAACGTACCCAGCGGTGCGTATGGCATGATTGTGGAGATCGAAAATACGTCTGGGACGATTAGCTGGCCTGCTTCCGTTAAGTGGCCGAATGACACGGCTCCTACGCTTAGCACAGGCAAAACCCATGTCTTCGTGTTTATCACGGACGACAGCGGCACCCGTTGGCGTGGCGTGGCTCAGGTGAACTACGTTACCTAACATGAGCGTAATCACCGAACTCCTTTTTAATGCCGGAACTGGAGGGCTTTTTGGCCTAGTCGGCTCATTGGCTACAAGTGCTCTCCGCATCTGGGAAAAGCGGCAGGATAACAAGTTTGCGCTAGATATGTTGGACAGCAAGCTGCTAGTGCTGAAGCCCTAGCCGCTTGGAACGCATTTGCGGCGTCACAGTCCGCATCTGCTGCCGACATGACCGAGAAGGTGTCGCCGTGGGCAGCTAACGTCCGCGCAGTCACCCGCCCCTTTCTGACTATTGGTTTGGTACTTGGCTCCTTCATCAGCTTTTTCCTGATTGAAGACCAATACCTAAAGGTCGAAGCTATCCAGAGCTTTATGATGTTGGCCGGAACCGCCGTGGCTTGGTGGTTTGGTAGCCGGATGACTAGCCTTATCCGCAAATGATCTTCGATAACGACATCGTGAAAGTATTTGCCGTTACCGTAGGAGGTTCCTTGGGGACGATTACACTTACCCAAGTCAATGAAATCGCCGCCTTCATTCTGGTTTTGGTGTCTATTGCCTACACTCTTGCAAAGCTAATCAACCTGCTCAAGCGCGATGAATAAGAAGTCCATGAGGTGCAACGTCCCGCGCCGTGATGTTCAAGGCGGGAAGAAGTTTGTGGTAAAAGCCTGTCAGAACGGGCAGGAGCGCATCGTCCGTTTCGGGGATGCCAACATGACCATCAAGAAGAACCAGCCCAGTCGTAAGAAGAGCTATTGCGCTCGTTCCGGCGGCATCAAGGGAAAGAGCAACAAACTTTCCGCCAACTATTGGAGTCGGCGTGCTTGGGACTGCTAACCATGAAAGACCGCAACGAACGTCGTTACAAGAACCAAGAGCGTATGCTCTACCGCCGCATGAAGGAGGCTGACGAGGCCATCGAGGCTGCGGAGGACATGATGGAATACAAGGAGGGCAATAAAATGAACTGTGGAAAACGTAAGTGCGAAATGGGCAAGCGTAAGCCCTGCAAGTGAAACGCCGCTCAACAGTTAACTCAGCCGGGGTTTACACAAAGCCCGGTATGAGGAAGCGTCTCTTTGAGTCGATTAAGGCTGGCGGCAAAGGCGGCAAGCCGGGGCAATGGTCCGCACGCAAAAGTCAACTGCTTGCTAGAAAGTACAAAGCTCGTGGTGGCGGGTACAAGACGGCCAAATGAAACCCCAGCAACGCAGCCTAGCCAATTGGACCCGTCAGGAGTGGCGCACCCTATCCGGCAAGCCTAGCCTCAAAACTGGCGAACGCTATCTGCCCAAGGCTGCATGGGAGGCTCTTAGCCCTGCTGAACGCGCCGCCACCAATAGGGCCAAGCGTAAGGGCATGAAGGCTGGGAAGCAGTTTGTTAAGCAGCCCAAGAAGATTGCCAAGAAAACCTCTAACTACCGATAACCATGCCACTCACCAAGAAGGGTAAGAAGATCAAAGCTGCGATGACTAAGGAGTACGGGAAGAAGCGCGGCGAACAGGTGTTTTACGCTTCCCGCAACAAAGGCACCATCAAGGGTGTAGATTTCAAGCGGCGTAAGGTATCATAGATCGACCTTAACCGCTGGTTAGGGATCAATTTATGGCACGTTACAGCAGCTTTAGTGGCCGAGATACGCCCATCACGGAGGAAGCCGACATCGGCTTCTCCCGCTTTGGCAATCGCCTTCGTCCTGACCAACTGAAGTCAGGCGAACTTTCCATGTCCGTCAATGGACGGATGAACGTGGATGGAACGTGGCAGACCCGTCCCGGCGTGGACACGTTTGGCCCTACGATTGGGTCTGTGGACGAGGCTTTGAGCCTTCCGTTTTACCTTTGGCCGCAAGTGGTTATTGCCTCTGCTACCCGTAGTGGAGCTACGGTGACTGTCACCACCTCTGGCAATCACGGCTTTTCTTCCTCCTATGCCGTAGCCATTGTTGACGTTGGTCCCGGCACGGTGAACCCCAACGGCAACCAGACCATCACGGTGACTGGTAGCACTACCTTCACCTATCAGATTACGGGAGCTACTGGCAGCGAAACCTACTCGGTAAGTGGCACCTCTAAGGCTGGCGGTGCGATTGTTGGTACGGCGTCCAAGAACGGCGCATTCGGCTCCTGCCTGTTCTCCGATCCGTCCACCAGCAATACCGAATACATCATTTTGGCTCTGTTCGATAGCGCACTAGCTATCAACATGAGCACTAAGGCAACGACTACGATTGCCTACCCGACAGGCGTATCCATCACCGAGCCGGTGAATATGCTGCAAGCCTTCAACAAGGTGTTTATCTTTCGCGACGGGCAGACGGCTCTTCAATGGAATGGCAGCTTTAGCGGAAGTCCATCCTTCACGAAGGTGGCTAATGGAGACTACGGCGCAACCACCTACTTGGATGCATCGAACAACACGGCCATTGCAGATGGCATTGTTACGGTGACGCAGAGCAGCCACGGCTTGCTCGTCGGTGATCGTGTTTACGTCGTTGATAACGGCAGTACGGCTTTGACGGAGGGCGGCGAGGGTTACGTTGTAGCCACAGTTCCCGGCACAGGTAGCTTCACCTTCTACGCAGAACTGCCAGATGCGGCCTCTACTTCTGTGGTGTACGCCAAGAAGCAACCCTCTCAGCTTGGCTTCACGCATATGCCTGCGCCTGCGTGGGGCGTCTATCACCAACGGCGACTGATCGTCCCCTACTTCTACACGACTACGGGTAGCAGCGGCAGCGAGACCATCACTAGCCGTAACGTGCGCGACGAGATTGTCCTGTCCGACATCTTTGACTCGGACACCTATGACCGCATCCTCAACCAGCTAAAGGTTACGGCTGGGGTTGCTGACTATCTCCAGTATGTTCACCCATTTACTGAGGATAACGCTGTTATCTTCAACCGCAATTCGATCCATCTAATGCTCGGGCTGAGCGGGTCTATTGCGGACATTTCTCTGAAGGAGATCACCCGTGAGGCTGGGTTGGTGGCGCGGAAGAGCGTTGTTACCATCGGCAACAAGCTGTTCTTCCTGTCCGACAATGGCATTTACGCCACCCAGTTTGAGGACTTGTACAATCTGCGTGGTGCAGGACTGCCATTGTCTGACCCCATCAATCCGCTCATCAAGCGGATCAATCCAGACTACGCTCACAACTCAGTAGCCATCTACCACGACAATCGCTACTGGATTGCAGTACCACTAGACAACAGCACCCGCAACAACGCGATTCTGGTGTACAACCTGTTGAACGAGGGCTGGGAGAGTCTGGACATCATCGACAACTCTGGCTGGGACATCAGCAACCTCATCGTGTCTGGGGCTGGCGGCATCAACAAGCTGTACGCCGTGAATAGCTTTGGCGGTGTTCACGTCATCGACGAACGCCCCGATGCCTTCGACTACATCTACACCCGTCCCGGCAACAACTCGATTCCGTTTCCTATTGAGTCTGAGGTAACTACACGCCAGTATGTCTTTGGCGACGTTGGGCGTAAGAGCTTCAACTCTTACGAGGTTCATGTCGAAAGCTCTGAGTTTGAGCCTAGCGATGCCGACATCACTATGATTTCGGAGAACATCGACAAGGAGGCAGAGATGTACTCACTAGCTGAGAGTCTTGGTGCCGACCTACCCATTGGCGAGGATAGCTCTGTCCGTGGCCGCATTGGCAATATCCGCGCCTACGGAATGCAGCTTAAGTTCGTCCCTACCAAGGGCCGACCCAAGCTCCGCATGGTGAAGCTAGAAGCCTCTCAAGCCTTCCGCTCGGTTACCGAAGCCTCGTAATGAAGCCAATCTATGAGGCCAAGAGAATGTTTGTGGAGCGCGGCCTCAACTTTGAGGAGCAGCTTAGTTGGTACTTAACCAACGGCGTAGTGCTCAGTCTTGAGGATCGCTTCCTCATGGCTAAGCCGATTGAGCTAGCCAAGGGCGATGACGATTGGAACCCGGCAAACCCAGACTGCTGGTATGTTCATTGTGCCGTAGGCAAGGACTGCCTCAAGTGGTTCTTCGATCAGGCTCCCTACCGTTTGCCCTACATTGGGTGGCGGCGCAACAAGGACGGAAACAATAGGTTTAGAGTGTATAATGCTTCTACATTCGAGCGACTTGCATAAATGAAAACTTCGATCTCAGCACC